CTACACAGACACGTACTCTGTATCTCCCCGTGTTTCAGAAATATCTGGACCGTCTTTTACCAACAACGAAAATAACAGCCATTATCTAAGTACAGTGAGTTGTACTTTTACAGCCAATGCCTAGAAAGAAAACTTTAAATAGTCTTGCACAGGATATAGAAAGGGCCGTACAACAGGCAAGAACCGAGGCAACGAAAGAGATTGTTCATACTCTTCAACAGAAAGGACCGTGGTGGACAGGTAGTTTTGCTAAAAGTTGGGTAGTTAGTACTGCTCCTGTTATGGGAGGTGAACTAGAAAGAGAGCCTAATCCTCCTTTCTGGGATGAGGAAGCTATAAAAGAGGCTAGAAGACCGAGAGACAGTAAAAGACCACGATTTCCTGTTGTAAATATAAATCAGACTTTATACATAGGTAATGCTTCTGAATATGCTTTATTTGCAACGGGTTTCTGGGGAGAGAAGATTCACCACTTTCAAAATATAATGAATATAAAAGGTAAGAAAGTTACATACGCTCAACATGGCAGAACTAAAAATCTAACACCTAAAATAAACCCGAAACCTAGTTGGTACAGGATCTATTTGAACGATACGCAATACTTAATGAGAGATATTAATAGAGCTTTCCGTTCCAAGAATTTTGTTATACGGAAGACAGATAGGAAAACAACATTTAGGAGCAAGAATTACACGGGAAATGTAGGGCTATCAGGTAAGCCTTACAATTATCAACCGAAAGCTTATTTAGACTTATAGGTTATACTACAAGAGTAAATACAAAATTACATGGCTGCTGAACGTGCTATAGATAAGCTGAAAAAAGCTTACAATGTCGAAAATCGTAGTAGTTACGCTATTTATAAGGGGGAGGATCTAGTACTTAAGATCTTCTGGTCCCCTATAACCATTGCTGATAGAGACAAGATAAATACCACACTAAGAGCTATGGGTAAGGGAGATGAAGAAGGTAGTCTTGACTTTGCGCTCCAGGTAATCATCGAGAAAGCACAAGATAGTTCAGGAAAATCCTTATTTACAGAAGCAGATAGACCATCTCTAAGGAGAGAAGTTCCTTTGAGTGTCCTATTGGACATCATGGCTAAGATGCAGGACTTGGGGGATGAGGTTGACCCAGATGCCGTAAAAAGCACAACTGGAGAAGAATAGTTACCTCTATCTCCAGTTTGCAATAGCGGAAAAGCTAGGCAAAACACATAAGGAAATAGCAACTACGATGACAACAGAAGAGCTATACGCATGGAGCGCATATCTTGAATTAAAAGGTGAAAGAGAAGAAAAAGCATACGAAGATGCTCGAAGAAAGTCCCAATACAAGAACGTACGCTAAACTATTATTATTGATTAGGTAATCTAGTGGCAGACGGCGGCGCAACCTATACCGTAAATATTGAGTTAGCTACTCGTCAGTTCAGCCAGGACTTACGAAACCTAAAGACCAAAATACAGAATGAACTAGGAAAAGCTATAAAAGTAGAAACTGGTGGAACGGGAGCAACCAGTAAGGAGAGAGCGTTAGCCATACGAAAAGAACAGAATGATAAAAGGGAACAGAGAAGAATAAAGTACAACGCTGATCAGACTAGAGCGCAGCTTATAGAGAAACAGAGGTTAATAGAGAGAATAAATAAGTTACAATCTTTTGGTTACAAGGATTCAGAGGTTAAAAAACTTAGAGCTTGGGCTGGTGAGATAGATAACTTAGCTAGAGGTAATCCTCAAGCAGCGCAACAAAAAATAAAGGATTTGAGAGGTGCTTTAGATTTAGAAGATAAGATTTTACAAACTATAATTAATCAAGGTTTAGAGAAGGAGAAGCAAGCAAAACAACAGGTAGAGCAAGCAAGAAAAATAGAAAACAGAGCAAGAAAAGGGCCATACGGTCAAAGGATGTATGGTCCAATAGATAAATATGGGACTCAGGTATATACAGGTTATAAAAACCCAAGGACTCCACCAGTACCGAAATCAGGAGCTTCTCTACCTATAGATCTAGGTCGTAAAGGTACAGGTACATTTGCAACAAAACAAACTGAATTACTTAGAAGAAGACAAACACTTGAAACTCTACTAGAGACATTTAAAGGCGTTAATACGGATGAAGTTAGGAAGTTTAAAACAGGCATACAGACACTAATTACAGAGTACTCAAAAGTATCTGATCTTCAGACCAAGATGCGCCCAACTGGTATGGGCGGTAAAGTAATGGGAGGTTGGGGAGCTTGGAAAGACGATAAGTTAATTACCAAGGATAAAATAGGTGTCGCAGGTACACTCAGTAGACAATTAGAGCAACTTGATAACCTAACGAAGAGGGAAGAGTTTAGAGGTAAGCAAATAAGACTAACAATCAGGGCAGAGGAGGAGTTCTTAAACAAAAAACACAGAATAGAAAAACTACTAGCTACTTTCGATAAAAAAGGAGTAGCCACAGATGCCAAGAGACTGAAGCTAGAAAAAGCAATAACAGTACAAGATAAACAACAGTTAGACACCCTTCTAAGAGAATTAGAAATAGAAAATATTGGACTTAGAGGTGTCAGTGGAACGGGAGGGAGAAGAGGAGGTAGGGGTTCTACTTTTGTCGGAGGGCCAAGTTCTCCTTTAAATGTAGAGAGAGGATGGGTCAAACCAGGGCCAAAACCCACAGGTAAGTGGGGAAGGATGGGTCAAAGTGCCATGATTAGTGGTGGTTTCCCTCTATTATTCGGACAAAACCCTGCTGTCGCTGCTGTAGGTGCAGCAGGTGGAGCGATAGGAGAAGCTATTACTCCTGGGGGTGGCTTTGCGGGAGGTATTGCGGCAACTGCTCTAACTACAGCTATATCGCAAGCTGTTGCAAGTGTAGGAGAGTTAGGAAAGGCTTTAAATAAATCAACTTTCGATGTAGCTAGATTGTCTAAAGCCCTCGGAGCTTCAGGTACAGCAACCGAAAAATATTTGACTTTATTGAAAGAAAATGAAGGTAAACAGGCTGCCTATGAAGAAGGTCTTAGGCGTATGAACAGGGTTGTTGGTATAGAAGGAGTAGCAGCTTTACAGGAATTTTCTGCAAATATGGAAGAGGGTTCCAGGGGTCTTTCTCGTTTAGGCACTCAAATAAGTGCTTGGTTTGCAAATTTATGGATTAACCGATTAAGGGATAAAGGATTATTAGGTATGGGAGGTGTGTCTAAGATCACTAAGCCTTTCGATAGAGCAAGTCTTCGTAGCCAAGCCTACGCTAATGAAGATCCTTTGATGAAGACTTTGATTGAAAAGAGAGATGCAACTAAATTAGGTACTGATGCTCGCTTTGATTACGATAATAGAATAATCGAACTGCAAAAATTCTTTAATCTAATGGATAAATCAAGAGATAAAGCACTCGAAATATCTGAGTATGAAAAGAAGGCGACAAGAAGTATAACCGATAAAAACTTACTTTTACAGGAAACACTTCAGTATGGAACGGAAGAGGCGAACATAAGAGCACAAATAAGACAACTTGAAAGAATGTATCTAGCTGATGGAAAAGAACTAACTAAAGAGAAGAAAACGCAAATAGCATTAGACCTAGAGCAACAAGCGAACCTTCAAAGATCTATAGCCCTCTATAGAGATATAGGGTCAACGATAAAAAGTGGGTTAGTTGAAGGTATAAACGCAGCTATTGATGGTACTAAATCTCTAGGAGAAATAGCAGGAAACGTATTTAGAAAGATAAGTAATGCTCTATTGGATTATGGTGTTTCAGCTTTACTAGCTAATTCAGGTTTACCAGGAGCCAAGAAATTCTTCGGGTTTGCCGATGGGGGAAGACCGCCTAAAGGAAGAGCGTCTATTGTTGGAGAAAGAGGCCCAGAATTATTCGTACCAGATTCAGCAGGAACGATAATTCCAAATCACGAAATGGGAGGAGCAAACGTGGTAGTTAATGTAGATGCTTCTGGTTCGTCAGTTGAAGGCGATGCTGGTGCGGCACAGGAGTTAGGAGATATGCTGGCAGCAGCTATACAAGCTGAATTAGTTAAAGAAAAAAGACCTGGAGGTTTATTAGCGTAATGGCAGATTTTCCCAACATCACTCCAACTTACGGAGTTCAAAAAACACACAATCCTAAAACAAGGACTATTCAATTTGCAGATGGGTACGAGCAAAGGATTTTGTTTGGTTTAGCACAGCATCAAGATCCAAGAGTTTATAGAGTTACTTTTAAAGTATCTGAAGCAGATGCAGATACAATTGAGACATTTTTAATAGCGAGAGCAAACGATTCTGCAAGTTTTACTTGGACACCTCCAGGGGAAAGTTCTTCAAGTAAATATGTTTGTTCTAGCTGGAATAAAAGTATTCCATATTTAAATAGAGCAACAATTAGTGCAACATTTAGGGAGGTATTCGAACCCTAATGTCAGCAGTAGCAGCATGGGCAGCCAGTACATCTTTTAGTGTTGGTGATGTAAGACGAGCCACCACTGTCCAAGATACTGGTTTTGTTTTTAAAGTTACGACAGCAGGAACAAGTGGTTCGTCTGAACCTGTTTGGCCTCGTAAATTAGAAAGTACTGTTGTAGATGGTGGTGTTACTTGGACTGCAATTAGTAGCGTTTATCAAGAGTTACAGAAACTAAACCCATCAGCAATTATTGAACTATTTGAATTGAAATTAAGAGAAGGAGTACATTATCCAACGGGTAATCCTGATAGCGTTACAACAAATCATCGTTTTCACGCAGGAACAAACTTGAACTCTAACGGGAATTTAGTTTGGCAAGGTAATTCTTATACTCGTTTACCAATAGAGGCTTCTGGTTTTGAATATAAATCAGGTCAAGTCCCAAGGCCAGGTTTAACAATTAGTAATGCTTTATCTGGTGTTACAGCAATATTACAAACGGCAAATTCTACAACACCTGGAAATGATTTAGCAGGTTCAGAATTAATCAGGATAAGGACATTGGCACGATATTTAGATGCAGCTAATTTCCCAGGAGGCAGTAATCCTTTAGGAACACCAGATCCTTATGCTGAATTTCCCAGAGAGACATGGATAGTGGATAGGAAAGCAACTGAATCAAGAGAAGTGGTTTCTTTTGAGCTAAGTGCCTCTTTAGATTTACTAGGAGTTCGTGGCCCAAAAAGACAATGTTTACGATCTGAATTTCCTGGTGTTGGGACGTTCTTCGCATGAAGTGGAAAGAAGCTGCGTTACTTCACGCAAAGGAGGAAGACCCCAAAGAGTCTGTTGGTTTAGTTGTACTAATAAAGGGAAAAGAGCATTACAAGCGTTGTAGCAATATTGCTGACGAGCCAACAACAACTTTTTTATTAGATCCTGATGACTATGCAAAATGGTCAGACAAAGGAACGATTATGTCTATTGTTCATTCTCATCCTGTTACATACCCGACTCCAAGTAAAGCAGATTTAATTAGTTGTGAGGCGAGTAAATTACCTTGGCATATTGTTAATCCAAATACGGAAACATGGGGAGAGTGTAAGCCTAATGGATATAAAGCACCTTTATTGGGAAGACCTTGGTGTTGGGGTGTATCTGACTGTTGGACTTTAGTAAGAGATTGGTACAAAGAGGAATTAAGTATCATTTTAAAAGATTGGGAACGACCCAGAACACCTACTGATTTTTTAAGAAATCCATTATTTGAATCTTTGTCTGGAGAGGCAGGTTTTAGGGAATTAAGACCAGAAGAAGGATTTGAAAAGGGAGATGTTCTACTTATGTCTATGATGCACCCAGGACTAAACCATGTCGGAGTCTACATTCCTCAACAAAAAGTGTTGCATCACTGTACTGGGAGACTAAGTACAGAAGACTTATTAGACGAATGGCTCCTAAAATGTACTGGTAAGAGGTATCGTTATGCTCCGCAAAGTTAAACTCTATGGCCCGTTAGCTGACTTCGTGGTGGAACGTGGCGGTCAAGAAACGATGGAAGCTGATATAAGCACACCTGCTGAAGCAGTTAGGTTTTTGGTTGCTAACTGGCCTGAGTTACAAGGTCACATGGCAGAACAATATTACAAAATAAGTACTGGAGACTTTGAACTAGAAAGCGAAGAATTACATCATCCCGCTAGTAATGAAGTTAAGATTATTCCTGTAATCGGAGGGGCAGGAGGCAATACAGGACGAATGATTTTAGGAGCAGCTTTGATTGCGGGAGCGTTTATGGTTCCAGGTGGTTTTACTCTATCGGCAGGGCTAAAAGCTGGTTTTGTAGCAAAGGGAGCAACGGTGGCTTGGTATGCAAAAGCGATGGCAACAATTGGTGCAAGTTTGGTTTTAGGTGGAATAGCAAACATGCTTACACCTGTCCCTAAAAAACCCGAATTTGAGCAAGATCCAAAATTGTCTTATTCCTTTGGAGGGGTACAAAACACAACAAGAGCAGGAACTCCTGTACCAATAGTTTACGGAGAAATCTTCACTGGATCGGTCATAATTAGTGCAGCAATTGACACTGAACAGGTGGTGGCATGACGAAGCAAATAAGAGGGTCTGGTGGCGCACCTAAACGTCCTCCTGCTCCCGTAAGAGAACCTGATACTCTTGATTCAAGGCAATTTGCAACGATCCAAGATCTAGTTTCTGAAGGCGAAATAGAAGGGTTCCCTTCGGCTAAGGCTTATACAAGAGATACAGCTAATTATGATAAGGCCGCTTTAAAAGATATTTACTTTGATAAGACTCCAATCTTAGATGCAAATGCAGACGTAACTGATCTTCAAGATTCTGATTATAACTTTAAAGATGTTGAGTTTACTCCTCGTTATGGAACATCAAATCAGGACTATATAACAGGGTTAAAAGATAGTGTTGCAAGTCCTACAAATGTAGGAGTTACGGTTACTCAATCTAGTGGAGGTGTTAGTAGGCAGATACAGGCAGCAGGTGGTGGGGCTGATGATCCAGATGCAGTAAGAGTTACATTAACTTGGCCTCAAATACAGAAGGCAGAAGATGACGGAGACTTGAGAGGGTCAAGTGTCTCCTTAAAAATACAGATTAAGTACAACGGAGAGTCTAGTTATACAGATTTAATTACTGACACTGTTACAGGAAGAACAGGAGATGCATACCAAAAAGATTATTTAATTAACTTAGACCATACAAAAAACAGTGGTAATGCTTTTCCTCTTGATATTAAGGTTGTAAGAACAACAGCAGATAGTGGGGATGAATCACTAAAGGATTCTTTTACTTGGACAAGTTTTACAACTATAATTGATGAGAAACAGAGATATTTAAACTCTGCTTATTTTGCACTTAGGGTTGATAGTAAGCAGTTTTCAAGTATACCTCAAAGAGCATATCGTCTAAGAGGAATAAAGATAAGACTACCAAACAACGCAAGTGTGGACTCGAATACTGGAAGAGTTACTTATTCTGGAGCGTGGAACGGCACGTTTGGTGCTGCTCAATGGTGCAGTTGCCCAAGCTGGATACTTTACGATTTATTATGTTCGCAACGCTACGGATTTGGGGAACAAATATTAACTGATGCGGAGAAAAGTAGCTTTAACGGTAATGCTTCTAGGCTTGATAAGTTTTCTTTTTACGCTGCAAGTGTTTATGCTAATGAACTTGTAAGTGATGGATTTGGAGGACAAGAAGCAAGATTTAGTTGTAATGTCTCTATCCAAACTCCAACAGAAGCATTTGACTTAATTAATGAATTAGCAGGTGTAATGAGATGTATGCCTTTTTGGGGTGCAGGATCAATAACATTATCTCAAGATAAACCAACTACAACCTCTTACTTATTTAATTTATCCAATATTAGTCCTGAAGGATTTACATATAGCGGTACAAGTTTAAAAACTAGACATACAGTTTTTGTAGTCAGTTACTTCAATATGGACTCTATTGATATTGATTATGAGACTTATGAAGATACTGCAAATGTAGCAAAATGGGGATCAATTATAAAGCAAGTTAAAGCATTTGCTTGTACTTCTAGGGGGCAAGCTCAACGTCTTGGAAAATATTTAGCATTTACAGAACAAAGAGAATCAGAAGTTATTACATTTAAGACATCAATAAATAGTGGAACGATTGTTAGGCCAGGAATGGTAATTAGTGTAATAGATCCTGTTAGAAGTGGAATCAGAAGAGGAGGTAGAATCTCTGCTGCATCAACAACTGTAATCACTGTTGATAATGAAGATTCAACTGATTTATCTATCACAGGCGATGCAAAGTTAAGTGTTATATTGCCTGATGGATTAACAGAGACAAGGAATGTAGATAGTAAATCTGGGGCGGCGATAACAGTAGCTAGTGCTTATAGTCAAGCTCCAGCAGTAGGAAGCATTTGGTTGTTAGAAAATAACACTGTAGAAGCAGAAGAATGGAGAATATTATCTGTTACAGAAGAAGATGAAGGAGCTAATTATGTCATCACAGCTTCGCCATATATTGAAGGTAAATATGCAAACATTGAATCAGGTATCACTTTACCCGCAAGGAATGTTTCTGTATTAAACGCACCAGCAACACCTCCTTCTGATCTTGGTGCAGAGGAAAAAATTGTTGTTATAAACGGTAAAGCAGTACCGAAAATAATTGTTAGTTGGAAGCCTTCAGTTGGAATTATTCAGTATCAATTACAGTACAGATTTGAAAAAGGAACTTGGTATACATTTACAGTGGCAAGTTCTTCATTTGAAATAGAAAACAGTCAAGTCGGTGAGTATGAATTTAAAGTTGCTGCTTTTAATATAAATCTATCTCCTTCTAATTTAACTAGTGATATTACGTTTAATGCTGTTGGTAAAACAACTAAACCTGCTAATGTTGCTAATCTTTCTTTTGAAGGGATCAACGCAAACTCAGCAAGATTAACTTGGGATAAATCGACTGATGTTGATGTATTACATGGAGGAAGAGTTCATATCAGACATTCTTCGTTAACAAATGGCACTGGAACGTGGTCTAACTCAACTGATTTAATCAACTCTTTAGCAGGGAACAGCACACAAGCAGTTGTGCCTTTATTAACTGGAGAATATATTGCGAAGTTTGCTGACGATACAGGTAATTTTAGTGATGGAGAAACCAGCATTATTATTACGGCTCCTGCTGTTGATGAATTATTAGTTGGGTTACAGCAAAGAGAAGATACAGGTAATTTTCCTGGGACAAAATCAAACACAACTTACGATTCTAGTCTTGATGCTTTAAAACTTACAGATCCATCTGCCAACGCAACAGGTACTTATGAGTTTCAAAATGCTTTAGATCTTGGGGCTATTTTCAATGTTGATCTTGAAAGAGTGTTTGCAACTAGAGGTTTATATCCTTCAGATTTAATTGATAGTAGGACAGATTTAATTGATACTTGGACTGACTTTGATGGTGATATTCCAGATAAAGTTAATGCTGTTTTAGAGGTTGCAACTTCTGATGATGCTTCTAGTTATGGTTCTTTTGCTCCCTTCGCTAACGGAACATTTAGAGGCAGAGCCTTTAAGTTTAGATCAACTTTATCAACAACAGATGTAGCTCAAAATATTCTTGTTGATCAACTTGGTTTCCAGCTTAAATTTACAAGACGAACAGAGCAGTCTACGGCTGCAATAGCTAGTGGCACTAGCGGAAGCGGGAAAGCAATCACGTTTGAAAAGGCTTTCTTCACTGGAACGTCTGTTGTAGGAGGAAGTACAACCGCATATCTTCCTAGTATTGGAATTACTGCTTACAATATGGCTTCAGGCGATTATTTTGCGGTTTCAAGTGTGACAGGTACAGGTTTTACAGTTATTTTCAAAAATAGTTCAAATAGCGTAATTGATAGGAATTTTTCTTATACGGCTGTAGGATTTGGCCGTGGCAGTTAAACTAATGAAAAAGGTAACAAGTAAATGACCGTCCATGATCTAGTTATTGCAAATGCTTCTGGGGCGGCTGTAAGAACTGACCTTAATGCTGCTTTGGCTGCAATAGGTTCAAACTCTAGTAATTCCAGTGCTATTACGGGTGCGAATAGTTATCCATATCAATGGCAAGTAAGAACAGACGTTAATAAACTATATATGCGAGATGCTTCTACTAATACGACTTGGCATGAGGTTGGAGATGTAGGAGTAGCTAATTTAGGGTTAGCGAAATTAGCCAGCCCAACATTTACAGGTGTAGTAGAAGTTGCAAATGGAACGAATGGCGCACCATCTATAGCATTTGATTCAGATACAGATACAGGTTTATACAGATCAGGGTCTAATATTTTAGGACTTTCAGCAGGTGGAACCGCTTCTCATTTATTCAAGTCAGATGGAAGCGAACCACAAGTACCTTTAAAGGTAACGAATGGAAGTGCGTCAGCACCTTCTTTAACTTTTGCTTCAGATATAGATACAGGTTTATATAGATCGGCTGCTAATACTTTATCGGTTACGACAGGAGGAGCCGAAAGAGCTTATTTTAATAGTGATGGTTTAAGTATTAAAGGTCAACTTGATCTTCGTTTATACGATTCAGACAGTTCTAACTTTATAGCTTTACAAGCTCCTAGTTCTGTAGGGTCTACCTTCACAATGACCTTACCAGGAGATAACGGAACAGATGGTCAATTTTTAAAAACAGATGGATCGGGAAATTTAAGCTGGCAAACACAGGCAACAGCATCTTTGATTATTAGAGGTGCAATTGCTTTTGATGGAAGTGGCAACGTAATTAAAAGTACAAATTTAACGGTTTCAAGAACTGGAACGGGTACTTATACTATTACTATTGATTCTTCAATTAGAAACGGTACAAGTTACGGAGTCATTATTGGCAATGTTCGAGAAAGTGCATCTAGAACGGTAGGTCAATACACAACAGGAAGTGGGTCTAGTGCTAGTAACTCAGGATTAACGGATAATATGACTGTTGCTTTTATTTCTAGTCGTAGCACTAACAGTTTTAATGTTACAGCTTATCGTTTTGACAGTGAAGTAGCTTATGCCTCTTCTGATGATGGAGACAGGGCTTTTACTTATAAAAGAGTAGCAGCAGATCCCGCTTACATTTCTATTGCTTTCTTTTCTTAATGGCAACTATTTTTTACAATTACGATAAAAGTACAACGAAGCTTGCAACAGTTATCTCTGATAAAACTCCAGCAGAATTAATTGCAATGGATGTTATTCCTGAAGGGGCTGCTTATCTTTCTGTTGAAGACATGACAGACGATATGACAGATGAAGATGAACGCATTAAATACAATGAGGTTTTGTATTGTAGTTTTGATGATTATACAAATCCCACTAAAATTATTGTTGATTATCAGGCAATAATGGCTTCATTGCTAGAAGATATAAAACCAATGAGAGATACTCTTGTATCTACACTGGATTACTTAAAAGTTAAGGCCGCTTCAAATAATAAAACATCTGTAGTTTCAGAAATAAATGATGATATTATTGCTTTAAAAGCTTGTTTAACTGTTGATTTGTCAAAATATACGAAGGCTGCTGATTTAAAAGATTATGTTCCTGACATTATGTCTATTGATTATGATTTAAAATACGAGGACAGAATTAATGCTTAAAGAAACTTACTCTACCTCCGTAAAAGAAAAGATTAAAAAGATAATAGAGGATAGAACTCAAGATATAAAGTTACAGGCAAAAAGAATAGGTAAAAGACCCGAAGAAAAGTGGAAAGATTATCTTTCAGAAGAAGTTTTAAAATCTGTTATTGATAAAGATATTAACTCAGCAAAGGACAGTAACATACATAGTTTTTCGGCAGAAATATCTAATAAACTTTTACATATTTTAAAAGAAATTTATTTTGATAAGTCTATTTATACTTCTGGACACTTTTATTATCCTCCTACTGGATACATGGGATGGCATACAAACTATCAAATGCCAGAAGAACGTGTTTATGTTACTTATGCCTCTGAACAAGGAAAGTCTTTCTTTAGGTATTTAGAAGGAGATAAGGTAATTACTGATTACGACAATAAAGGTTTGACTGTTAGGCGTTTTTCTGTCTCAAGTGAAAGACCTTATTTTTGGCATTGTGCAGGGAGTAACTGTGATCGGTTTAGTTTTGGTTATAGGCTAAAACCAATCGAGTCTTGATATACTAAGACCAAAGGTAAAAAGCTTATGGCAATAGCACCTGGAACGTATGACATGACGATCCAACGAAGATCGGACCATAGTGTTGATGTGACTTTAAAGGATTCAAATAATGCTGCTGTGAATCTTTCTGGATATACGATTGCTTCACAGATTTGGGATTCTGGACGTACCACTAAAGCTGCTGATGCTGCTTGTGCAATTACAAGTGCAGCGAATGGAACGTGGACTTGGACACTTACAGATACACAAACAGCGACCTTAACTGCTGATGAATATAAATATGATGTGTTATTAACTAACGGCTCAGGGCTGAAAGAGTACTGGATTGAAGGTACTATTTATATGGATGAAGGATATACCGCATGACCTCAGTTAACATCACAACCAATAAAAATACGGTAACTGTTGACGAGGACAATAGTTCAGTCATTACCGTCGCTACTCAAGGTCCGCAAGGAGCCAGTGCTACTGACATAATTAATATGGATAATGTTATTAATAAATCTATAGTTTATTATGACAGTACATCGTCAAGTCTTAAGGCTGACGCAACTTGGACCACAGACACACTTACAGACGGAGGTAACTTCTAGTGGCTAACACGATCAGAATAAAAAGAAGCACTGGAAGTTCGGCTCCTGGTTCTTTAGCTAACGCAGAATTAGCCTACGCAGAAGGAAGTAATATTCTGTACTACGGAACGGGCACAGGGGGTGCGGGAGGTTCCGCAACATCTATTGAAGCTATTGGTGGTGATGGTTATTACTCAACCCTGTCAACTGCTCAAACGATTTCAGGAAATAAAACATATACAGGAACAATAGATTTTAGTGGTGCGACTGTCCAAAGTTTTACCTGCGCTCAAAACCTAGTAGTAAGTGGAAATTTAACGGTTTCAGGGACAACAACAACGGTCAACTCTACGACCACAACGATTGCAGACAAAAACTTAGAACTTGCGAAGGGTGCTGCTGACGATGCTGCTGCTGACGGTGGTGGTATTACTATTGATTCAGGAGATGGTGATAAGACATGGAACTGGGTTAATTCAACTGATGCTTGGACATCTTCTGAACATATCAATCTTGCCTCTGGTAAGGCTTATTACATTGATGGAACGTCTGTTTTAAACAGTACGACCCTTGGTTCTAATGTTGTCAATTCCAGTCTGACTTCGTTAGGTACAATTGGGACAGGTGTTTGGGCTGGTACTGATGTAGCGGTTGCGCATGGTGGAACGGGAGCGAGCACAGCCGCTAACGCTCGAACAAATTTAGGACTGGTTATTGGTACAAATGTTCAAGCTTATGACGCTGAATTGGCAGCAATCGCAGGTTTAACAAGTGCAGCTAATAAACTTCCTTATTTTACTGGATCAGGATCGGCTGCTGTTACTGATTTTAGTGCTTATGGTCGATCATTAGTTGATGATGCTGACGCAGCAGCAGCACGAACCACACTTGGAGTCGTTATAGGTACAGATGTTCAGGCTTACGATGCACAGTTAGCAGATGTAGCAGGATTAGCTGTTACGGATGGAGGATTTATAGTAGGGAATGGATCTAATTTTGTACTTGAATCAGGAGCCACTGCAAGAACAAGTTTAGGACTTGGCTCAATGGCGACACAGAATTTAGACGCTGTTAATATCGACGGAGGAACCATAGATGGTATCACCTTAGATGGAGGTACATACTAAACACCATCAGATAGGAGGTACTTCTAATGGCTAACACAATTAAATTAAAGAGGGGAACTAGCACTCCATCAACGAGTGATATTTCTAATGGCGAAGTTGCGATAGATACCTCGGCTAAGAAGCTATATATCAATGATTCTGGAACGGTTAAAGAGATTGGCGGTGGTGGTGCTGGTACAGGTGAGTTTTTTGTTAAAGCTAAAGATGGTTCTGGTAATCTTTCTAGTTCAGGGATAAATACTTTTGCAGGTTATTTAGCTGGTAATGCTTTAGCCAATGGTGCGCAAGAAAACACATTTTATGGTACTTCAGCAGGTAAATCAGTTACGACAGGCGATGACAATACATATATAGGTTTTGAATGTGCTAGAGAAACCACTGACGGTAATACAAACACTGCCTTGGGTTCAGGGGCTTACTTTGCATCCACTGGTGGAAACGCCAATACAGTTTTAGGTGCTGCTGCAATGGGTGGCGGTACACCGACTGGAGATAGTAATGTTGCCGTTGGAAAAAATTCTTTATATGTAGTTTCTTCTGGATCTAACAATACAGCAGTTGGTACTGACTCTTTAAAAGCGTTAACAACAGGTACGTATAATGTTGCTATTGGAAGAGGAACAGCACAAACTTTAACTACTGGTTCATATAACGTACTTTTAGGGAAAGATGCAGGAGGAGGAGATACTGTTACTGGTGGTTATAACGTAGGAATTGGAAATCATGCTTGTTATTTATTAACTAGCGGCGAAGCAAATACGTCTATTGGGGCTGATTCCTTATTAAATATTACAACTGGAAATAATAATGTTGCTCTAGGCATGGATGCCTTAAGAGATGTTAGTTCAGGAAATAGTAATGTTGGTTTAGGTAAAGATGCAGCAAGAAATCTAACAACTTCAACTGGTAACGTAGCAATTGGATTTGAAGCTTTATATACAGAAGACACTAAAAGTGGTGTAGTAGCAATAGGTTATAGAGCTTTAAAATCACAAAACGCAACTTATGGTTTAAATACTGCCGTTGGGTACATGGCAGGTGCCGCACTTACTGATTCAACAGAAAATGTTTTTGTTGGTTATTCCGCTGGTGCTGCTTTAACAACAGGAGGTGGAACATTTATTGGTGGAAAGGCAGGAGAACAGA